GTCATAATGAGATAACTCACCTTTTAAATATAAATCATTAAGAATATCTAGGCATGTTTGAAGAGACAATACTCCTCTTTCTCCACATGCAGGGCATAGGGAAAATGTATACGTCAACCCTCTGTTAGTTTCTTTTCCACATCTGAAACAATGATAGGTTTCTTTGGTTCTTTTATCCATAATTTAGGTACTTCGTTGAAAGCATATTTATACCCTTTGGAGTCACACCAGTCAGAATATCTAGTAGTAGATGCTTTATAAAGTTTATTATCATATTTAAACACAAATCTAATATCTAAGTCTGGGTGCTGTGCTTTAATATGAAGGTGTTTTGCCCTATCTGGCGCAGTAAACCTGCCTTTAGCTTCAAGTATTATGCCATTAGGCAATACCCAATCAGGCTTATAAGTGTGCATCTTATAGTATGGGAGAATTAATTTCTCATACTTTGCTCCAGTACCTTTTAGTTCTATAGATAACTCGTGCTCAAACCAAGATCTATAAGGTTTTGGAGGTCTTCCTTTTTTACTTCTCATTATAATAATCTGTAAGGCCAATTACCAAGACACGGCTCTCTTGAGTCTTCTTTTGCTTTATTATTAAACTCTTTCTCAGTAACTCCCTGCCAAGCAGAATTACGTGAAGTGCCTACTCGCCTCTCCGACATAGGTACATCTGTAAGCTCTTTTATAGCATCATTAAACCATTTGCTGTAAATAGCTGCCTTTTCCGCATCTCGTGCCTTGTTGCCCTTCCAGTTAAGCCTAAGACTGTATTTAATAGAGTTACCTAAAAGATATCCCACATACTGCTCTGCTGTGAGTTTAGCTTTTATAATATCTAAAACTTCAATACCGCCTTGGTCATAGTAACTACTATTAGGATCTTTGCTCATACGTCACACGACCCACCAGTACAAGCTAACTCTTGGCTACTAGTAGTATTATCTTCTTCCTCTTCTAACTCTTTCCAATCTATACTTTTAGGAAATTCTTTTAATAGCTTTTTATATTTATTTTTATTAATTTCTTGGTAGGGTGCTTGCTTATAAGTTCCTCCGTCATATGGTAAGAAAGATACCCCAGACATATAGTCAAAGTTGGCATATACCCAAGCTCCTACCTCCATCCACTCGTCTTCTCTAACATTAATGGTAACGCTTGGCTTATGCTCACACCAATGTTTCTGGTAAATCAACCACCTCTCTAAGTCGTCTAAAGCACTGCAATCATTTCTAGTCTTACAGTCTTTGGGAGCTTCCATTGGAAAACTAAAAACAGTAGTAGATTCTGGCTTTCTTACACAAGGCTCATACGGAACACCTTTATTAATCATAAATGATGTTAATGGGTCTTTGTTGTCTTGTCTAACCGTTCTGATGTAGTAATTGTCAAAACGAGTATGAATTCCAGAAGCAGTATTGCAAAGACTAGACACAGTGCCACTAGGTTTGACGCATGTAATTGCAGTTGATTCAGGTATACCAAGTTTTTCTGCCCAAATTTTATTAGTAGTGATTGCAACATCTCTCATCTCCTCTAGCCATTTAGGTAGGTCTTTGTTTTGATGATTGCCTAACACCGCATGGTCACATATCCCAGTCAAAGATACTCCTAAAAGACGCTCTTCTTCAGTGTTGGTTTTCCAAATCTTACGCAAATAGCGGAAGTCAGACAAAGTAGACTGTAATGTTCCTAGTATAGAAGCTACTTTTACTTTTTCTTTTAAAGACTTTAAGGTATCATCTTCTCGGACTATTACCTCTGATAAATTACACAGTTGTGCTCCGCGGAGGAGTATTTCTGAACATGGATTAGTTCCGAAGTCATGGTTAGTATCTCTTCTTTCGGGAGATAATCGTTTTGCAGCTTCTCGGTTAAATATTCCTCTCTCTCCACTACGAGAGTTATAAAGTGCTCTCCACTCATCAATAAATTGACTCATGCTAGGCTTGCACTCATACGTTGCAGAGTTGTTTGCTAAACTTCTTTGGTTGTTTTCTTCCCACCAAAAGCCAAACTTAGCAGTTCTCATGCTAGAGTCTTCAAGGTCTGACAAACTAATCATAGCTGACCTACGAACGCCACCTACTACAACTATATCTCCTACTTTACACATCAAGTCATGACACTCTAGACTTGTTAGTTTACGTTTCTTTGCGTTTTTAAATATGTTAATTGTAAAATTAAATAAAGATTCTAAAGGCTCAGGGCCAGAAGCTCTACCACCAAACGTTTTAAGCCGTTCTCCTTTTTTCCTTACTTTTGATACATCCCACTTAGGAACTTGTCCAGAGTAAAGCATTGCAATCATTTCACGATATGCCTTAGCCCAACCTATCTTGCTATCGGCTACAGTAATTATGCTATCTGTTTCATAAAATTCTTCAGCTACTACTGGAAGTAGATCTACATACTTATGCTCAACTGAAAATCCAACACCAGTACCGCAGCATAGTATATATAGTGCTTCATCAAATGCTCGTGGAGTGTCTATAGGTAGGTAAGAGCAGTTGTAGCCTGCAATATGATCTCTGTCTAAAGCTTTACCTGCTGTCATCATAGCTCTCATAGATGGCATAACTTCTTTTTTTAAAATAGAGTCATGTACTTCATCAATGTCTGCATCTGTAAGTAAGCCTTTATCAAGCCAATAATCAGTGTATCTGCTCACTGTCTCACCCCAAGTCTCCCGCCTTTTGTCATCCTCTAGATATCTGGCGTACTTAGATTGGTGAACATAGTCTTGAAAAAGTTGCATCAATTATTCTCCTTTAATTTATTTTATTTATAGCCATGTTGGAAGTCAGTCAATATTGTTCCAAGAGTTACTAACGCTCTGTTTTCGGCTAAAATATCTTCCCATGTCATCAAGTATTGAGCGCATTTTTGAGAGCCTTTTTCAGAAGTAAAGTAATCCTCATATGCATCCCTAACCGTCTGCTCATAATCATCAGAACCTTCTAGCATCTTAATAGCTGTCTTTTCTCCTACGCCTGGAATACCTTCAATGTTATCAGTAGAATCTCCAGTAAGTATTTGCTTGTACAGCATATGCCTTGCCTCTGAAACACTGACGTAGTAAAGGTCAGCTTTTACCCAATTGTAATGCCATCCTGGAACTTGGTCTAAATCTTTGTCTGTAGATACAATGCAGGTTTCATCTGTTTGCAAGTCAGACAGTACGTCATCAGCTTCCACTCCATCAACTGTCTCAGCTTTCCAAGTGGTCTTCATGTAATCTTGAATCTCTGTATACCAATGAGGTCTGTGGTTCTTATCTCTATTACCTTTATAGACTTTGATTGTTGCAAGCTCATCTCTGAAATTGCCATGTCCTGTCAAATAAAGTTCTAATTCAATCCTGTCCTCGCTAAACTTCTCAGAAATTCTTTCACCTATTTCCCTCAAAACAGTTTTAACATTGTTAAGAGCATTTTCAACAGGCTCGATTATTCTTTCTACCTCATGAATAGTAGCTCCTTCTGGAATCTCTTTTTTATATCTAAAGTTTCCATGTGAAGTTTTATAGTCATTTTTTTCCGCAGCAAAACCGCATCTGTATACTAAAATATCTCCGTCTATCAATGCTTTCACAATTAATTACTCCCTACAACAAGCCTCAAGCATTTCCGAGTCTAGATCATCATCCTCATCCTCACCTTTTCTGTGTTTATCTAGAATTTCTTGCATCTCTTTAATGCCTGTTAAAGCTTGTGTTAAAAAAGGAACTTCTGCTTCTACTACCCCATAAATCTTATTAATAACAGCATACACCAACTGTGTTTCCCCAGTAACAACCGTTTCTTGCACCGTCAAATAGTAGTCTTTGCTAGAAGCAATCATATTTACAGGTGTTACCTCAGATTCGCTACTCATATACAGGCTCTATCTCAGCAGTTGCGTTACCATCTAAGCCACCGTTTCTAGCGTCTGCTGAAGCATTGTAATACTTCTGTGTGTATGCCTCTATGGCCCCATCTACAACTTCTACTTTTTTCTTAGCCGTTGAGCCTAGTGACAATGCTCCTTGGCTGATTAGG